AGCATTTGCTCCATAGCGGCCTGCTGCTGCGCTTGCTTGGCCTTGGCTTCATCTTGCGCGCGACGCCCTTGGATGTTTTGCACCGCCTGAGCATAGTTTTGGCGACCCATTGTCCCATCCAAATCGCGCAAAGTGCCACTAATCATAGCGAGTGCGTCCCAGCCCTTGCCGCCGCCGCTAAACATGCCGCCCTTTTTCTTTGGCTGGCTTTGCACCATTTGCCGAGCAATGTCTTGATCGGCGGGACTCATGCCACCCGCCCCGCGCCGCATCACCGGGCTAGGTTGCTGAATGAACCTTTGAATAGGCTGGCCCGCTTGTGCGGGTTGACCATAAGGTGCAGTTGGGTCTTTTAAGCGCATACCGGGTTGTACGATTGGGGGGGTTCGAAACATATCGAACACTGGCTTCCCAAACGCGCCGCCGAACATTCCTTCAGACATCAGTTTAGTACCTCCCGCTGAATGAACCTTTGAATAGGCTGGCCAAACATGCCGCGCCGTTGTGTCAAGTTGGGGCTTCGCATTAGGTTTCTCCTCCACCGCCAAAGGGCATGAATCCCATTGAGCCTAAGCCGCTTGCAAGCCCGCCCGCTGCGCCAAGAATGCCCACCAGACCGGGGTTCTGGGTTCCTGTGCTTGTGCTTGTGCTGTCTGTGATAATTGGCGTGGAGCCAAGAATGCCCATTTGCACACCTGCGCGGCGATATGGATCTTCCTGCGCGCGCAAGAACTCTTGATATTGACGATCAAGCTCACCCTGCTCAATCCCGCGAGCATTTGAACCAAGCGCACTCATCATCGATGCTTCACCAGCGGCGTTTTGAGCGTAAGCGTTTCCAAGTTGCCCCATCATGCCCGACCTTGCGAGAATACCTTGATCATACTGGTTTTGCTGACCTACATTAAACTGATCGACGCCTTGCGCGCGGTCCATGTCTTGCCCGTACAGACCTAGCGCCCGGTCATAACCTTGCTGGTTTAGGCTAGCTGAAGCGTTGCCGACCTGATCAATAAACCGCTCATTGGTCAGGCTGTCAGAAACACCGTGACGCGCCCCGCCAAAGGCTGATCGATGCTGCCCGGCCTCTGTGCCATTCATTGCGATCTGTCTAGCGCGGTCAAGGTCTGCCATCGTGCGATCCATGACCATACTGTCATACGGGTTGCTGTAGGCGCTTTGGTCGAAGTCTGCATATGACCTAGCCTCAATCGACTGCGGCCCGCCCTGATAGGCTTGCTCTGCGCCTAAAGCGGCGTTTTGGAGTATTCCCCCCGCCGTGCCAGCCTGAGCGCCGAAATTGTCCATCGCGGCCTGTTCTGCGCCGCTTATGCCTGCCGTGCGCTGACCACCATAAGATTGAAACGGGTTAGAGTCCAAAATGCCCTGAACCCGTGATTGGTTCTGCTCATATTGCTGCTGAGACCACCGATCAATTGAATTGTCTTGCGTGCTGCGCTGCTTAGATTTGCCGCCCATAATTATAACTCCTTTACGAGCACAACGCGCTCAACATAACCACGCGCCTTTAAGACACGTTTCCAACCCTTGCGGGCCTCACTAATTGTCACTTGATCGAACCCTCTGGCTCGGTGCTCTGCTTCTGCCGCGTCCAGCATCTCAAAAAGCTCGCCCATATCACCGCCAGCAAGCCAGATATTGAACGCTTTCACTTCTTCGGTCACCGCTGCTGACTTATGGTTAGGCCAGAGCCGCACATCGTTCACGCGGATCATCTTTTTAACGTCTTCAATCGTGTAATCACCGGGCGACCGATCTAGGGCCGCTTGCAAGTAATCGATCATAAAGCCGTCGCTGTCAGAACGCCTGAATTGTTCACGCCAAGTGCGTAACGGGTTCCGTCGGGACTTTTCAGAATTATGCGAGCGTCATCCATTTCAATATCAACACCGCGATCAAGCTTTCGGTCTAATTCGCGCTTGATTGATGCCCGGTTCTGAGACTCTTCGCCGGAAGAATAACTAGCAGGCGCAACAGGTAACATTAGCGACGCCCTCCCATGCTAAATTTAAGCCGTGGCACACCAATTCGGCCACTTGCGCCGCTCTCAAATGTCCACTCCCACGCCACGAAATTACCAGAGAACCGGACCACTTTCGGGCTTGCACTAGCGTACGGTCCGTACTCGTATTCATCGCCATTAGCGCGATACTTGGTGTAAAACTTAACCGTTGAATCGCCAGCCGTTTGCTCGTCAGGGTCATATTCGCGGGCATAGATGAACCGCTCGCCATTCGCCATTGTGACCGGAGCCGAGCGTATGCGTGATTGGCGGTCATCTCTCATGTTGCCAATTTCGTGCTCATAAACTTGGCCATCGGAGTCGATCATCAAAGGCTTGCCAAATACGTCTTGGTTAGTGCCACATGCCCTTGAGAGGCTGCCAATGTTCCAGAACCCGTCAAGATAGTTGAAAATGACGTAGCTATCACATTCAAAACTATCGCCGCGCGGATAAAACCACCAAACTTCACCAAACGCGCTATTGTGAACAGCGTAAACTTTCGATTTCTGCGCATCATTCATGCCCGTAAAGACATAATCATAAACATCGCATGGCATGGCCTGAACGTAACCGTTATACATCCAGAAATTGTTTTCACTCATCCAGAACGCTTGAGCACCGACAATTGCCACCGCTTGTGGGCTAATGATGCCGCACCCGCCCGCCAAGCGATCAAACACGTAGACCGAGGGCGCTCCGATATACCGCGCCAAGTGAACGTCAACGCTCGTAAAGATCAGCTCACCACCGATGAAACGCTTCCCGCAGATAATCTTGCCGTTGGTCTGAAGCTGAACGCTGCCTGCCGTATTCGTTGCCGCTGGCGTCCAGATGGTGCGATTACCTCTGCTTGACCAATCAATGCGCCGAGGATCGTTGCTAGCGCCTAGCGCCATGACAAACAGATCATTTGTCACAAACACGGCCGAACAGCCTGTAGGAGCGTTTGTAACCGCAACAGCGGCGTTGCTCGTATTCAAATCCCAATCATAAACGATGCCATCACCCGGCATACAGCCAATTAGAAATTCATCGAATACATCAAGCGTCCACATAGAGGCAGGATTGACCACAGAAACGTCAGCGCGCGGGGTTCCGTATGTGCCTGCTCCGTAAACGCCAGAGCCATACCCCCCACCAAACTCTGCATCGGCCCGGCCAGACGTGAAGCCAGCGGGCGTTATGTCCGTCACAGATCCGGTCTGCGTCATAACGAATAGGCCAGAATGCGTGCCAATGCCCGCCCATATCTGGTTTGACTTATCCAGCCACGTAGTAATGGCGCGAGGCTTGCCTGTTACAGCGCTGTCAGAGATTTCGCGCCAGCCGCCAATCGGTTGCATGTTGCCTTGATGCCAGCGCGCAAGGTCTGCATCGAAATACCTGCCTTCGACGCTGTATTCTGTCCCCGCGCGCGCAATGCCGGGCGGAAGCTCCATCTTTACAACTTGCATCAGCCGCCACCAATCTCTTCAATCACAGCCGAAACGGCATTAGTGTCCACTGTTAGCCCGGTTCCAGTATCCGTAACGGTGCAAACAAATTGAGCCGAGAAACTGTCACCGTTTCCAAGCGTTGCTGTAAATTGCGTTGTTGCAGAGCTTGCTGCCGTAATGCTTATCTCTGTGTCGCCGCTTGTTCTTGCCCAGCTATATGTAAACGGACCTAGACCGCCTGTAGCCGTTGCCGTGGTTGAGATGGTTGTCGCTACACCTGCGCCAATTCTAAAGCCTGTGACCGAGTTCGGAAAGGCGGCAGCAGAGAGCGCGGTATAGACCAGTTTATTGCCGCCAGACGTACCAACATACGCATTCAATACGGTCTCATTGCCGCTAGCCGTGCCAACGACAACATTCGCAATGACTTTATTGCCTGCGCCGGTTCCAATCGTGATAGGCATTAGGCGTGCTGCAAGTAGATTTCACCAACGGCAAGCGTGCCCGGTGATGTTGATCCTACTGTGACCCTTCCGCTATTTGTATCTGTGCCAACTTCAACGCGCATAACTGTGTCACCGCGACTAGTTGCGCCCGCGCTCAAAGTCTGAGCGCCTGTCCATGTGTTTGCGCCCGATAGCGCGCCATAACTAGACACAGCCTGCGTCGCCATTGTGCCTAAGCCCAGCGTCGTCCGCATCGCGCCCGCATCCGATCCACCAACCAGCGTTCGGCCCGTCGATGAAATCGTAAATGTTGCAAACGCATCTGCCGCCGTGGCATAAATCGCTTTGTCCGCCGCCGTGGTCAGTCCTGCCAATGCCGCAAGGGTTGCATCAAAAGCCTGCACATTCGTACCAATAACGAGACCTAAGTTCGTTCTAGCAGTTGATGCACTGCCAATATCTGAGAGATTGCTGGTAGCTAACAGCCGACTCGTAACGCTATCTGCAACAGTTTTTAAATCCGCATCCACAGCATCAAATGCGGAATTTGTAATTGACCCCCACGTATCAGCTGATCCACCAACGACAGGCAGGGTCCAAGAATAGTTCAGTGTAGCCATTAGACAGGTGCTCCGCTTGGTGACATTCTAAGGCGCTGGCCTACAATCCGCTTGTTCGCCTTATTGGCGCTCTGGATTGCAGAGCTAAACAGATTGCCCCATGTCGATTGCATCTCAGGGTCTTTCAAATAGCCCGCCGAATTGGTCAGAAGGCCATATAGATAGATGTCAGGATATTTCTTCAGAATAGGATTGACCGCTGCCGCTTCAGAGAGTGGAGAAACCCGTGCCATATAATCAAGCACCATCTGAACCGTGCCATCAGCGTTAGGCTCTGGGTAAACAAGTAGCTCCTCACCCCATATCGTGAATATGCAAGGCGTTGCCGCACTAGACTTGCGCGCCCGAAATTCATCCATCGACACATAAGTCAGCTTTTGACCTGAATCCGGCAACGTCAGCGACCGCGCTTCAAGAAAATCAGTTGGAACGGTTAGGCTTTCAGATCCAACGATATAATTAACCGTCTTTTCCATCTCACGAACCCGCAAGATTGGCTCAAACTGTGCCTCTGCTAGCCGAATAAAGACAGGAATATTTAAATCCGCCTCAGCAACCAGCATAAAGTCAGCCGCCTTACTTAGCAGGTCGTCATAGGTCGAAATTGCTGCTGTCATATTTGCCACTCATACGCTCTTAAATAGCGATATTCGTTGCTGTTCAGAAGGCGCTTAACCCCCGGCCAATGGTCAGGATTGTTTGTGTCGATCCCGAATTTGTTCAGCCACTCCAGTTGCACAACAACTGGTATGGTCGCGGCCTTCCGAAATGTCTTGTCTTTGGTGTAACCTTTGCCGCCGCTATTTTGAGAGCGCTTGTTGGCCTCTATAATATCTGTGCAATCCTGCTCCGCGCCCAAGTCCCAGCCGCCAGTGTCGTTTGCGCGAATGTGCCACTTAACCCCCGCCCCCGATTGAAGCAGGAAGTTTTCAGCGTTGAACAGCGCGCTCATTAGTCGGCCTCAGCGTAGTGCTTAGCGTCAAGCTGCCATGCTGACTTCTCAGGCAGTGCAACAACAGCGCCCCGCTCAAAATGACCACCTTGGCCATCAGAAACCTTGCCTGCGCCCCATTTAGTGATCTTCACCTCAACGTAGCCTTCTGGCACGCTAGGCGTTGGCGCGGGTGGAGCCGGGGCAGGTTCTGGATCAGGATCACCCACTTCGGCCTCTGCAATCAGCTTACGCAAGCCTTCTTCGCTATGGCGAGAATGCCACTTAATGCCCAATGCTTCACATTCACTGCGAAGCGTTTGGATCGTTTCATCAACTTCACTCATATTCGGTCCTTTCCGGTTGCCGATAAGAAAAGGGCGACCCGAAAGCCGCCCCAATCAATTACTGCGTCAGGTCACCAATATAGCCGTGTGCCTTCTCGTTGCGGCAAACAAGCGTTTCCTCACAAAGCATGTGGTACTTGGTGTTATCGCCTGTCTTAGAGAGCATTTCGCGCTTGTATGGGCGCAGCGTAGCCTTGCCGACATATTCATGGTCGATAATCAGCGCGGCCTCTGTGAGACCGTAGGCGAGTGGAACAACGGCCAATTCACCAAAGTCACCGATGTAGAAGTCAGCCGCACCAACTACCTTAGCTTGGCTGTTGCTGTTCGCTGCCGTGCGGTGCTCTGAAATGCCCGTAAATGCAGAGAAATCTTCTTTATTCGCAGGTGACACATAAAGCGTGCGGCGCTTCATCTGGCCTGAATTTGTGAAGATAGACTGCATCACGGTTTTGACTTGTGACTCAGCAAACGCGCGGTTTGTGCCTGTTGTTGGTGCGTCAACGATAGACGTGCCAGTGTTGAAACCACCCGCAGAACCACCAACGCCAAGATCAACATTAGTCTCAAGCCAAGACTGAATGCCGCCCATTTGGCGAGGCGTTGCGCCGCTTTCCAAGACTGAAGCGTTCGCCGAAAGCATAGCCGATTCAATATCGCGCTTGATTTCCTTGCCTTTGACAATCGAGTGGCGAGCGATCTCAGATGCACGGCCAGCTTTATCAACCTTCTCTTGGGTTCCAGAGACAACAAAGGCGCGCTTACGAATTTGGCAAATGTTAGAGACGCGAGCCGTGACATTTTCTTCGAAAGAAGTTGTATCGTCACCCTCAAGAACGCCAGTCGTAACCGGAGTTGCAAGGTCTTCTGTCTGCCACTCGTGCCGAATGGCTTTGGCCTTGCCAGCCGAACCAATGTTTGAAGTGAACGGGGTTTCTTCTGGGGCGACGCGAGAAATAATGTTGCTCAGGTCTTCCCGATTACCGACCTGCGTTGTTGTGCGGGCGGTATTAGTAGGTGCTGCCATGATTGGCGTTCCTTATGAAGTAAGCACTACCCCAAGGCCAACAAAGCGTTCACAGCATCATCCGTAGATAAGCCGGAACTGGAGTTGATTTTTTTGCGCAGTGCTTGTTTTGATGACGCAGGCGGTTTTGCGGCGCTAGGCTTCAAGCCTTTGCGTCTCGCTTTACCTGCAACGGGTTTGGGGGTTGTCGCCGTTTTCGCCTTAGCTTGGGCTTCATCCCAAAGCATTGCCTTATGAGCCACGATGAGGTCATTCGCACTTGCGCCCATCAGCATGTCAGGCGTGTAGCCAGTGCTTACGAGATACGAAGTAACTCTCTTATCGAGTTCAGAGCCTGTCTTTGGATCAAGAAACTGCGGAGCGCGTTCTTTAAGTTCGGCGTGGCGCTGTTGCGCGAACTGCTGGAACTCACGTTGCTCAGTCTCTTGTTTAGCCGTTATTGCCTTGGCTTTGGCGTCTTTTAGAGCTTGGAACTTGGCTTGGTGTTGAGCATATGTGGCAGGATCAGTTTGTTGCGCTTCCGCAACCCAATCAATACCCTCATAAAACTCTAGTGCCCTGTCCGTCTCAGAGATAAAACCGTCCAGCTTTTCAGCAGCTTGTTCGGCCACCTTTCGCACGGTTGCAGTTTCCTCAAGCTTTCGGCTCAGTGTGATATTTCGCTGCTTTTCGTTCTTATTCACCTGCTCCGCCAAGTCCGCCACAATCGGGCGAAGCTCTTTAGGTGCAGCTTTCAAAGTCTTTTCAAGCTTGGCGAAAACCTCTTTTCCGTCAGCGTCCCAAAATTGAGGGGCTTCGATTACCAATTCCGGCTCGTCGCTTTCCTCTTCACCGCTTTCGTCGTCTTCCTCTTCAGGATCGTCTTCAGCGTCAGACTCAGCCGGGTCAGCTTCGTCTAATTCTTCGTTGTCAACATCAGCTTCTTCAGCATCGTCAACGATAACCTCGTCTTCATCGCTATCAGGCTGCTCATTAGCGCCATCATCGACAATCTCTGCATCTTCCGCAAAGTCTGTCTCGCCAGTCTCAAACTCCATCAGCGCCGCCTCGGCTGCATCAGTAGATAAAGCTTCAACGCCCTCAATCGCACACCAAATGCGCTTAGAAGGACGGTCCATATAGGTTGCCGTCATAGGTTCTCTTTCAGTTTTGCTTTCAGTTTGACATGCACGTCTTTAATTGCGTGCATTTTAGCCGCTGCTGCACGGCGTTGAGCGTCACCCTCTTCGGTTAGCTCGTATTTGATAGATTCAGCCGCGTATTGAACTTTTAGGTCTTCGCAAGCCTCGCCAAGAAGCTTTAAAACGCGCTCATTCACTGCGCGAGACTCCCGCCGGGCCGATCCTTAGACATTTGAGCGTCACTCGCCGCCTGCATGGCGTTGCGCTCTCTTGCGAGTTGCGCTTCCATTTGCGCCTTTTCTCTAGCAAGTTGCATCTCTGCGTCTGCCTTGGCGCGGGCAAGGTCCATCTCCATTTGGGCACGTTCTCGGGCCAATTGAGCGTCTGCCTGAGCCTTTGTCTGCTCTAGCTGAATTTGGCTTTGCATCTTCTGCTGATCCATCTGAGCCTGCATCTGGGCCTTTTGCTGCTCCATTTGCAATTTGGCTTGCTCCGCCTGAACTTCAGGGTCTGGCCCTTCTTGCTGCGGTGGCTGGTCAGCAGGGTTTGAGATAAACGTCCCGACCTGCTTAAGACCAAGACGATCACCAAGCGCTTTATAAAGGTTATAGACGTTCTCAGGGGTTACGAGCGGGCCATTCATGCCGCCCTGCGCCTCGACAAGCATTCCTGTTCGGTCTGCCATCATGCCAAGCGCTGCAATATCTGCATCACGTCCACCAGAGCCAACACCGATTTCAATATCCATATCCATCCGGCGTGACCATTGCTGCGGATCAATTGGCACATATTTGCCTTTCATCCGCACTGTATCAGCCTGCGTTGCGTTAGAGCGAAGCATATCATGCACACCCAAGAACAAGTCTTTCACGCCTGTTTCAGCAAACAAGCGGGCCATCATGCGAACACGCTTTTGCGCCGCATTGTTCTGGATTTGCATACCGCCCTTGGTCTGGTGAAGGCTATCAGGATTTAAGCCCTGCGCTGCACGGATAACGCCCGTGGATTGCTCTTCCATCGACTTGATCTGCTCAATAGTCTCGAACGGATTGATTGCCAGCGGGGAAGACTGAATAGGAAACACTGCACCTTGTCGCTTCATGCGAATAGGCACACCCGGATCATTATCTAGCACATCGTCAATTGTGTCTTCGGTGCTGTCATCCTCGGCAATGCCTAGACGCGCGTTAAGCTGGAAATTGTTATTGTCCAGACCATTGCGAAGCAAAGCCGTGTTAATTCGTTGCCACGGCATAACCTTGTCCGCCAAATCCTGACCAATCAACTTGAACGGCATCGGATAAGGTGAAACAGCCGAATATTCGATTGCAGGCCGTTTCTCTAAGTCTAATATGACCTTTTCAGCGTCACCGGTCGTAATCCGCCAGATTTGAGGCTTTCCATTCCCCTCAAAGTCAGCCCGGATATAGTGCTCCATAACCTCAACACGGCGAAGGTCGCCCATGCTAACAGTCTCGTCCTCGTCTTCGCGTGACGTATTGCGGGCAAAGTCAACGCCTTCGTCTTCGTCAGAATCCGCATCAGGAAGACCGCGAACAATCTCGGCGTCATAACCATCGGCAATCAAGTCCTGAACCTGCGGGTTAGATCGCATAATGCAATATGGAGCATCTTTAAGGCGAACCGTTTCTGGCGCGGTTGCAAAGTCACTCGAAGGTACAGCCATCCACTCCACAGTCGGCGGCTTGATCGTCTTACGGCACTCAACCGTAATCATACCTGTTTCTTCATTCGGCGCGGCAGATACAATTTCCAAGCCCATTTCTTGCAATTGCTG